CGGTTTGTCTTTCTGGTTTCAATGGTAGGGACGATGGTCACTTGCATCCTATTGGCCATCGCTTCTTCGTCAGCGGCCCGTTTGGCTTCTTGCGTTTTTTGCCGGAAGTCCCGCGCCTCATCGGAGCTGGCGAGATGGGCCCGCCCTTCTGCGATCATTTTGGCGGCCACGTGGGATGGAACTTCGACGAGAACGCCTACTTTTCCGCCGTCCGGCGTGGCGTGACTAACGACAACCGCGGAAGGTTCCACCAGACTCCGCTCGACCTCACGAATGCTTTGATAGTACGCTTTTAGATTCATAATCTTCCCAGGACTTCAAGCATTTGCCGGCAGGTATCGACTAAAGAATTGACTTGTACAGCAAAGCTATTCCGGAGAACGGCCACTCCATATAGGACATCAACCGTAAATTGCTGCGACAGCGTTTGCGGCTGATAACTCATGATGACTCGCATGCCGAAGTTCCCAAGGTCTGCATACTCCGCAATCGCGCCTGTACCCGGTAGGGGTTGTGGAAGGCGTCGAATTACTAAACCGATTGCATCGCGCACAAAAGCAAGATTGTGCGTGGTTATCGGTGAACTACCGGTCTTAGCGACGAATTGCGAGCGAAAAACAAAGAAGTCTTTTATCTTTCCGAAAGTGCCGTCGATTAGTGCTCGCAGGCCGGCGTCACCGGCTGTTTGAAACTCACTGAACCGGGGTATCTGTCGCATTTGCGAGTAGGTATTGCTATCGACTACCAGGTACTTCGGGTGACTCGGTGGCACCATCGCCGAAAACAACGCCGTTTCAGCACTGTCAACTACTGCCTCAGTAATCGGGGTGGCCGCAGTCCCAACCGGCGTGTTGGCGCTGAAACTGGCGTACAAGCCTAGCAGATCGGACTCAATCCGTTCGGCGATCGCGATCACGGCCGGCTGCATGTATACACGCAGCAAATCCGGCACCGCCAGAACCTTCGTCACGTCGGGTATCTGAAAGGTTGCTTCTACATGGGTGTTGAGTACAATCTGGGCATTCCCAATATTGGGGTTCTGCGGATTTACGCTCCCACCTTCCGCGATATTGTTTGCCACCATAGTGGGTGGAATCGGGACATTGACCGTGTCGCCGGCTTGCGCCAAGATCGGCTCGTAGTCCCGGTTAACCAGGTTTCCCATAATGAGATTCCCGACCAAGGCGGGTAGAGCATCAGCCGCCACTAGTTTAACGATAGCTGTGGCAACATTAGATGATGTAATTGCTGGCATTGGTTTCTCCTGTGTGTGTCTTCTGAGTCTTAGTTAGTCTTTAAGAACCTTGCAGCGCACGGGCGGCTATCCGGGCAATTTCTTGTCTTGCCCGTTCGAGATCTTCGGGGTCCATGCCAGGACGGATCTTGTCCATGTCCACGCTCACACTACCCGCGGCAGACTCCTTTTGAGGGGAGGGCACGCCCGAACCACCCGAGATCCTCGCCGGCAGGAATTCTGGATTGTCATTTACGAATCCAGCCAGATACTCCTTCAGACCTAGATCACCGGTTTCGGTTTTGGCAATGAGCCGCCCATCGTCGGCGCGACCAATGTCGTCCTTGACCGCTTTAAAGGCCAAATCTACCTTGTTCACACCTAAACGCTGTAACTCGGCGCGGATCGTGGAGCTCCGCTCAGCTTCCTCAGCCATCAACCGGCTGCGTTTGTTTTCTTCTACCAAGTCGTTTACGCGACGCTCTAATTGTTCCCGGCGTTTGCGTTCTTCGTGCAGCTCGGTTTTGTAAGCAGGTTCGGTCCTGTTCTGCTGCACACGCGTGAACTCTTCAGCTACCTGCCGCACCAGCGACGGTAAATCGACACCCTGTGACCCCGCTGTTGGTTTATCCTTTGCTTCATCCATGGTTTTCCCCTCCAAGACGTGGTGCATCGATCGAACGATCGATTTCATCTGCTATTTGGTTTTTTATGTCTTGCCGAATGTCACAGAAGTATTTGAACGCAAGCTTCTTGAATAACTGTTTCTTAAGCGTCTGCGACTCAATCCCGAGGTCTAACAGTTTCTTCGCATCATCGAGCTCAACGCTAAAATCTCCGATGTCAAATTCGTCCAGGCCCGATACATCAATCGATAGATCGTCTCGACGAGCCACCTCAATGGCATACAGTATCTGCTTCAGCGTGTGTTTAACGCTGTCGCCGTACGCTCGCAAAACTTCGTTGGTGATGCTGAAATCACGTTGCTTACTGAGGCCAGACTGGCTAGAAAGCGAAGAACTGGTGCCACCAGCTTGAACCATCAGGTAGCAGACGCGATAGATTTCGTCTTTGAGCCGTTCCAAGTTGTCTGCTGCTATCTGAAATACTTTGCCTTCCGGTTCTGTCCATCCGAACCGGTCCTCTGGGCCAAGTTGGATATAGTAAGACTCGCCAACGATTTGGCTCCATTCACGATCGGAATAGATGACTGGCGTCGCAAATAGGCCCATCGTTAGGGCCCAGGCCAATGCATTCGACTTATTGAAATGCTCGAGCTGGAGCAGTGCTGCTTTATTCATAAGCCAAAGGCCGTCAGAAATCCGCATCTCAAATAGGGGTACACGGTGTTGAGCAGCTAGGCCGTGTTGCCCCTCATCTATTAGGTCGAGACCACTCGGACGGCCGGTGCCCTCCGCCGCCGATCTGTATACTCGAAATGTCTCGCGGTCGTAGTAAATCCACCGCGTTTCCTTCTTCCAGGTGTCAGTTCCTGTCGCGCTCTGGCGCAGATAGGATCTCCTGAGTACCACCCATTCGAGATTTCCACTGGTATCGTGGTTCCAGTTAATCACCTCGTCGGGAGCGTAGTCGGCTAGAAATGCCCGCGACTTGCCGATCGCGTCCTCCTGGGCACGGTTTGAGACGGCAACCGTAACCCGCGGAAAGTCCACGACAATATAGCTGCGCCCGAATACCAGGGCCTGCGCAAGCTGTTGGCGGAAGAACTCTGTTAGCGTCGTGCCTTTTAGGTCACAGTCATCGGCAAGTAGTGTGTAGAAGTGTTTTCCCGATTCGTTTTTGCCGTCGTACGTTATGATCGGCTCACGTCGCATCAAGGTGGCGGCGTACCAGTCAATTATCGAACCGATATAGTTTTCGTAGAAAACCCGGGCTAGCCTTTCAAAGTAAACGTCGTTTGGTTCCTTGCTGCGTCTAACCAGATACTCTGGGGCGTGCTCCCTTAGCTGCTCGCCGCCCGTATATAGGTCCTGGTATTTGCGCCACATCGACCTACAGCGAACATACTCGGGATGTTCAGTATTGATGTTCTGCATTACAGAAGGCGCTTACCGCGATCTCCAATTTGGGGCAACGGCCGGCACTCCTGCCAAAGCAGATATCCGAGGGCGTCGGAGACATGGGTCCTCCGCCTGTCTTTTTCTTTATCTGGGACGGTACTGTCGGCTTTATAGCAAACCTGCTCAAAGTCCTTGATTAATTCCGCGCATTTGGAGTCGACAAGAAGTTGCACCTGACCGGAGGCATTACGTAGTTTGGAGTTCGCCAGAGTTACTCGGTCGCGAACGTTTGGATTCGCTTTCGGCACCTTATATTGCAGGGGATCGGAATAGTTTTCTTTGAAAAATTCACGCACAATGTGGTAGTCGGACGTGCCGGTGGTGTGGACACTATTTCCCGAGGCGTCGCCGTAAACAACGATTCCTCCGCGATGCGTGGGGAATCGCCGGTGAAATTCCTCGCAGGCTTGTAGCGTGCTGGCGTGCCGCATGACTATTTCATCGACGACATAAACCGTTCCGCCAACAATCTGAGCTACCACCGAAGACATTGGATCCACATTGAAGTCCAGCGCCCAGAGGAGCGGAGCTTCAGGTCGAACGCTGGTCTCGACGACGTGGTTCTGCCGGCTGAACGCGTAGTACACCAGTCCGGCCTGCACGTTAAGATACTTACCCAACGCCTCCTGTTGAAAGAAGGCGTCGTCGTAGCTGCTCTTCAGCAGTTCGTAAAAGTCCGGAATCTGCTCCAGCAGATGCCTATTTTCAAACGGCAGCGCTAATGTCGTTTCGTATCCACGCCGCGGCTCCGAGATGAATTTCCGGTATACCCAGTCAAAACCTTTGGGCGTCCACACGCCGAAGCCGCATAGACGTTGGGCGCGAGGGTCTCGTAAGCGGCCTTCGAGGACCAGCCATGCCGCTTCTGGCGTGTAAGTCAACTCGTCCAAAGCGAACCAGGCGAGATTTGTTCCGCGCAATCGCTCGAATTCGTCCACGGAGCGGCACAGAATCCGCGACCCGGTGTCCGTCATCGT